CAACTACCAAAGAGATTACCTTGATGATTCCATTAAATATAGTTTTTACTACATCGTAAAGAATTCCTTGACTTTCCATAAGACTAATAAAACCATCAATAAGATTTTTAATTCCTTGAAGTATGAATTTAACCACGGTAAGAAATATATCTATAATGAACTCAAATACCACAGCGTATGACTCTGCAACCATTCCAAGAACTCGAATCATCATGGCAAAGGCTTTTATTACATAACCAATAGTCTTAACCATTATTGCAAAAGCCATAACCACAAGTCTTACAATAAAGTTAAATACTGCCTTAAAAGCATCCCCTACTGATTTATTTGATTTGACTAAAGCAACAAAAGCAGTTAATAAAATACTAATAAGCATGACAATTTTGAGAATTGGATTCGCCGCAAGAATAAAATTGAACGCTCGCATAGCAGTTCCCGCTTGAACCATAACTAATGTCATTGCCGCGGTATAAGCCGTAAACAATACTTGAGCAATTCCAGCCGCAATTAGGTATGCCTTATATGCTAAGAAACCTGCCAAAACTGGCAAGAGCGCCAATGCTAAAGCCTTAAATGCTCCAGCGAATTGTTGAACGAAACTAATAGATGTTCTTACTATGGAGGCTACGAGACTAATAGCCTTTGCAACAGCGCCTATAAACAAAGCAGATACTTCTGCGAGCGCCCCTGATGTTTTTTTAAGCATTGGCAATAATGGACTAAAGGCGGCGACTAATTGACTTAATGCTCCTCGTATTTGAGGAGATGTAACCGCTAGTGTAAATAATGTAAACACCATATTGAATCTTGCTAGGTTTGCAAAAAATCCTTGGAAGAATGGTGCGGCTTGCGCCAAAGACTTACCTGCTTTAATACCAAAATAAGTAGCAAACGCGGCGGCAATAGGTAAAACTTTTTCCATGGTGCCAGCAATTTGATTAACACTTATATTGCTTTTATCTATCTTATCAATAAAACTACCAAGGCTTGTTAATAACTTAGCAAACGGGTCTGCTAATTTAGTTAAGACCTTTTCCATAGCATCAAGGAATTTAGAAAAAGTTCCAGTTCCGTTTGCCGCTACTGAAAACTTTGTGTATAAATCAAAAGAGGCTAAAATTATCTTACTGAAAGCATCAAGCAATCTTTTACCAATAGCAACTTGTAAGTTGTTGGTAACATCTGACATTTCTTTTAAGGCTTTAGAAGGACTTTGAATTGCTAACGCATAGGCGCCTGTTATCTTTGTGCCTTCTTGCATAATAAAATTCAATACGGCTTGGCGTCTTTCAGCCATGTTTAACTCACTAGCGCTCTTGCCTATTGTTCGTCCATAAATAGCAAAAGCCTCGGTAGCACCAGTTGTGATACCAATTTGACGCAACATTCTTGTCTGACCAGTTGTAATAGCAAAGGTTAAAGTCTGTAAGGCATCAGCGGCATTTACGCTTGCTGTAACAGATAAATTCTGAGCAATGGTGGCTAACTCACTAGCGTTACCCAAATCAACATTGGACTGAGCAAGTTTGATAACCGTGCGGTTAGCGGCGGCGGAGGTAATTCCAACTTCTTTAATTGCTTCGACTGCAAGAGAAAGTTGGGTATATCCGTAACGAGTAGATTTACCAATAGACTGTAAAGCAATATCTAACTCTTGAACTTCGGCGGCGGCTTTGAACGACTTAGTAGCAAAAACAATGAGGCTTATAGATAATCCAGCGGCGGCTCCACCTAACCCAATTAAAGCAGAATTAAGTTTAGTAGCCGCCCCTTGAAAAGTTTCAGCACTTTTTGTTGCTTCACTTAGACCTTTTGTGAACTGAGCGGAATCGGCGGTGAGGCGAGCGCGGACTTCCATGGTTGGTGACTCAGCCATTTATCTCCTAGCCTTCGCTCTTCTCTCGGCTTTCTCGCGTTCTTTTTCTTTTACAATATAGAAAGCGTTCCATTCGGTTAATTCCATACTGCTAAGTGGGCGGTGGGATTCACTTCCGTAAAGAAGTTCTCCCACCGTCCGACCTAACTTTTCTGCTATTTCAAAAAGAAACCGTCTTTCAGGATTCTTCAGGAAATCGAGCCTGTGCTTCTTCTACCGCCTTTTCGCCAAGACCTGAACTGCCAAGAGCCTTTGTTGCCAAACGCTCAATGACTGCGCCATTCTTTGAAAGAATCGCTTCGCGGTCTTGTTCTGTAAAGACTGGTAGACCCGTTGTAGGGTCAAACACAGTTGCAATAACAGTTTTTGCATACATATTAGAAACATCTACCTTATCTGCGGAGGTTGCTCCCTCAGTAAGTGTTGCTCTTTGTCCTGCTGTCATAGAACGAATTTCTACTGAAACTCCCCATTCAGGGACTTCCAATAATTCTCTCGTAATATCGTCAGCCGAAAATATCTTTCCGCGTAAATCTGTCATTTCTTTTCTCCTTGGGACACTAGGTTGGTCACGATAAATTATTTAATCTTTTTGAATCAATTCCTATTAAGCGTAGGTGCCTCGAGTGATAGCGCCTGTTACTTGGAACTCTGCTGAGTATGTCACTACATCTCCGATAGCACCACTCTTCTCGTAAGAAGTTAGGTATGCCTCTCCTGTGTATTTGACAAACCCAACTGTTGAGCCTTCAGGACCATATTCGAATGAAACTGAAGCAGACTGACCAAGAATTCCAGCCAAGTGAGCATCAACTGTTGCATCAAAGTTTCCTGAAACGCTGAGCGTTGAATCTGATAATCCGACTACATAAGACTTTGCAGACGAACCGAAACTACTGGTCTCGGCTGTGTCTACTGATTGCGGGAATGACACATCTGTAAGTGTGTCGCTGATGTTTGTAAGTGTTCCACCTGAATTGTCTACCTTGAATACGGTGGATTTACCATGACGAAATGTAGGCATTGTTTTTTACCTCCTAGTAAAAGCCACCACGGGGGTAGCCGAGCCTGTTGAACCTGCAACTGTGTAGTTCACACGCAGGTATCTGTTTACTGTTGTGCCACTAGCAACCTCAACTCTTTGTGAGGTTTTAGTTGTGCTACTCACCACGGTAAAAGTAATCAAGTCAGCAAAAGTTGAGTTATCTGCTGAGTGTTGAATCTTTACTGTGATGTTCCCATTACGGGTATTTACTGGAACTGATAGAAAACCTGCTCCGCCATTAGCGGTTGAGGCTCCGTTATCTACACCTGTTCCATTTCCAGTCGTAGTTACAGCCGAACCTGAAGAAAGAATCTTTCCGTGTTCTACTGCATCCGTTGATTGGAATTCTGCGCTTGCTTGGACAATATCTGCGATGGCACTTGAGACCTCGTAAGATGTATCGTCTGCTTGTAGCAAAATTGCTCCAGCGCCATTTGAATGACCTTCAGGAGCAACGATTAGTTTAAGTTTTGTGGCTGAACCAAGAGCGGTTGCAAAGTATTGGTCGGTTCCAACTGATTCTGTTGATTCAAACATCCCTGATAGGGAGACCGTTCCATCTCGATGCCCGACTACATAAGACTTTGCGCTTGTTCCGAAAGCACTTGTCTCGGCGGTATCAATAGTTGTTGATGCGCTGACATCATTGAAATAGGTTGAAAAGTCATACTCATCTAAAAAGACATTGACATTTTTACCGTGGCGGAATGTAGGCATTATTTCTCCTCGACTGGGCGTTGGAACTTAGTGCCATCTTGTAGGAAGCCATCTCCATCGCCATCGGTTGCGTCAGGGTCAAAACCATCTTCGACAGCAGGTTCTTCGACCTTGGCAACAGGCTCGGCTTGGATTTGTTCTACAACAGGCGTTTCGGTTTTCTTTGTAGGCTTATCTGAATCTTCAATAATTCCTGAATCTAAAAGCCACTTAACTGATTGGGCTGGAATATCTTCAACAACATCGCCAACTTCAGCGCGTTTGTTGGGTGGGTAATCGATACCCTGTAAAACTCTATAACGAGCCATTAGAATCTCCTCCGATACGGCACATGGGTAACCCAAGTAACCGTCAGGTCACTCGGACACGGAAGAGACGAAAAACTCGGGCGACGAAGCGCACATTGAGTTTAGTATAGCGCATCAAAATTTTTACTTAAAGTTAATTATTCTCTCTTCTTAAACGCTCTTCTTGAATCATGTTGAGAGTTAGAAAGTAACCGATACCATCTACGACTGTATCGGGTTTGGATTGATTGACCTCACGGGCTACCTTCATCCCGACCATGCAAAGGGCAACTTGCTCGGCAGAAACCTCACAGCCGAGGATTACAGACCATATCTTTGAGGCACGGGTAAAGTTATCAAGCGGATGTCCGTAAGCGTCCTGACGCTCTCCTGAGACCAACTCAGCGGCATATAAGGCGATGTCTCTTGGGTCGTTCATAATACTTGGATGTCCGAGACTCCCTCGCTGGTCACTAGGAATGTCAGAACTCCCACATCCGCAACCTCCCCCTTGGACTGTCTCCACCACACGCTTCCCCCGTCGAGGGCTG